CCACGAGCCCCTAGAGGGGCCGCCGAGCGGGGATAGGGGCCCCCGCGAGTCGGGGGTGTCTGCGCGAAGCGCGCCCCCTCTTTTCCTGACCCACCTCTCCCCTTCGCAAGCGGCCCCTCCAGGCCGCGCGCGAGTCTATAAATAGAGATCAAATTTTGTCATAGGAATAAAGGAACCCGGACGTCTAATTGACTATGGCTTTTAAACGTAAGAGGGTGTACGCTCCGCGAAGAACATATCGTAAAAGAGCTAGATTCACAAAGAGACGTAGTAGATTTAGTAGGAATACGCGTGTCTATGGAACCAATAGTTCTGCCGGTTCAACAGGGTTCATGTTTCGTCGGAAGAAGAAGTTTTATCCTAGACGAGAGAGAGCCAGGTTATATCGTTCTAGTAATTTTATGAGTCATTATAGGTCATTGAATAAAACTGGTGGTAGTTTGTCATGTGATATAGATCCGCGTATTTGTAAGATTGGTACGCAGACATTACTGAGACCGGATGGAACAAATAACTTTTGGATTGGTGCCGGAGGAGCTCAACCGCTAGATATCGGTGTTTCAGTTCCTTTGTTTTCTGGGGATATCACAATGCGTGGTGCATCATGTGAGATGACTTTTAGTACATTGGAAGTAACGTCGGGTGGTACTGTGAAAGTGAAAGCTTGGTTAGTTTGGACAACACCGGATCCTGATTTTACTAATATGCCCACGTCTGCAGCTATTGGTTGGGATCCAACTATGGTTGCTGACTTTGCAAAGGATATTGGAAAGGTCTATAGATTCAATGAATTTGAATTGGGAGATGGATCTAGTACGACATTAAAATATCATATTAAAACAATGAAGATAGATCAGAAGAAATTCGATGCATTAGGAAGTATTCCCATCGTCGTCTACACGTATGAACAGAATCAGAATACAGGAGATCCTTTTGTATTTTTCTTTAAACAATCATGTAATTTGACCTTTAGTGCTGATGCAATCGGTACGACTTAGTTAACGCGTGTGTTGCGTGTTTAGTTTTTCGCAGCTAGTATTACCTGCGAAAAACCTTGTCCCCTTGGTCCCCCTTGGACCCTATATAAAGAGGTATTGTGTAGTGTTATTCAATGCCTCGTCTTCCTGGTAATTCTTCAAAGAATTGGGTATTTACTTTGAATAATTATAATGAGACCTCCTACGAAGATGTCTGGAGGAGGATCGAGCTCCACGCCAAGTATGCCATCGTTGGGCGTGAAGTCGGGGATTCAGGGACTCCTCACCTCCAGGGATATGTCCAATTTTCCCGACGCCATAATCTCAGCACAGTTCGCGCTCTCATCCACTCTGGTGCGCATTTCGAACCAGCTAGAGGAGGCTACGAGAGCAATAAATCGTATTGCTCGAAGGATGGGAACTATCGAGAGTTCGGTGAACCTTCTACAACGCAAGGTGGAAGACCTTCGCGTGACTCCGTTGCCCGACGTTACGTCGAACTTCAACAACAGTCAAGAGGATTGGGATCGATTTCTGAATTCGCTGACGAGAACCCCGGAGTCTACTACTTTTCCGGACATAACTTGCGAAGAAACTTTCTTGAAAAGCACCCTCCCATTAACAGACCCGCCATCGAGGTCAAATGGGTTTGGGGAAAGCGTGGAGTAGGCAAGTCAAGAATGGCTCATGAATTGTATCCTGATGCATATATCAAGGAGCCGAAGACGAAGTGGTGGAATGGTTATATGTTAGAGTGTGAAGTTATAATTGATGATTATGGTCCATTGTGTGTTGATATCAATCATCTATTAAGATGGTTTGATAGGTATAAGTGTCTTGTTGAATGTAAGCATGGTATGATGCCATTGTATGCGTATAAGTTTATTGTGACTAGTAATTTTCATCCTGCACAAATATTTAAATTTGGTGATGAGACCCATCCTCAACTCCCTGCACTAGAGAGGAGAATGGAAATCATTGAGATGTAACAATAATATTATAATGAATAAAATGTGTTGTGAAATACATTTAATGTTTTTGGGCCGTAGGCCCATATTTATGAGTAGATTCCTCTGCGCTGGGGGCCACGAGCCCCTAGAGGGGCCGCCGAGCGGGGATAGGGGCCCCCGCGAGTCGGGGGTGTCTGCGCGAAGCGCGCCCCCTCTTTTCCTGACCCACCTCTCCCCTTCGCAAGCGGCCCCTCCA